CCTGGCTGCCACAAGTCAATGTTGGGATCGCTATAGATATACCCGGTGGCACTCAGTGAGCCGTCCCAGGCACCAGTTTTGGTGCCTGCTATTTTTAAACGACTCTGACGTGTGCCGGTTTCTGGAATATAGATAATATCACCAAAGTCATCAACGTTGTCGAATACCAGCACATGCTCATATGCTGTTACAGCCAACTTGGCATAACAGATTGTGGATCCATTCAGTGTTGATATTTTAAAACGATTTCCAGTAACTGCGCTATTGGTTCTTACAATGTTGAAATTGTTATTTTTAATAGGAGCAAAATTTTGATCTAGTATTTTATTGCCGTTGGCGGTGTTTGTAATTTGATCAACAATTACTCCCGCAGTCAACAAGGTCAAGGACGTTGCCACAGGATTTAACACAATTACAGAATTTGTATTCCATCCTTGCTGGCTCCAATACATCAATTCCTTGATGCTGAGTAACCAATTTTGTTCTTGTTGTAAATCTGTATTGTACGTGTTAAATTGGAATCCAATTGCTGTTAAATATCTTTGGTAACTTGTAATAAAATCTGCTACCTGTTGTATGCTAGAAAATACAGTACCGTAAGGAATCACAGACACAGAACCGGCGCCACTTTGGTATATATTAATTGTCAGGCCGTTCACAGTGAGTGCTTGTTTTTTATTGTCGGCAACGCTTGGTACAATGGTAAAGAATGGATTTGTTGGGTCGTAACCGGTCACACTCCAACCAGTTGTGGTTTTTTCAACAATGACTGCGCTGTATACTGCTGAGCCAATTGGCACGGATTTGTTTAGATAGATATTGTAATTGGTGTCTGGAATAATGACACTGCCGCTGGTGCTACCAGGGCTTGTTTGTTCGGCACTCACTGTGATAATTGATTTGTCAGTGAAGCCAGCAACTTTATAGTTTAATTTAATTGCAGTATTGGTAAAATAACTAGTCAATGTGGAGATTGGATCAATACCTGTATTTTTAATATTGTCGGCGATCCAGTTGATATATCCGCTGGTGCGATCTGTGGTACCACTGGTGTTGTTACCGTTAACTGTTAGTAAGTTTGGCGCAATTTTTCTATTAGAGGCATTAGAAAATTGTCCAGTCTGTGGACTGTTAAAGAAACGACTTGTATCCAACTGTGTGGAAAAATATTGTGCTGGACGAAGTAGTGCTATTGTTAATTGCACAGCATATGGGTAGTCACTGCTACGACGCCATGCTATTTCTGCTGGGCTTTGCTGACCTGCAGAAAATGCATCACCGGAAGTGGCCGAGTGATATTTTTTAATCAATGGAATTTGTGTTGGGTCAATCAGGTTGCCTGCTGAGTCTACCGGAATAAATCCGGTTAGCCCCGGGCGAGCAAATCTGCTGTCAGTATACGGAGTACCATCATTCCAAATATAACCTGCTTCTAGATCTTCCCATAGCAATGTATTTCCGCTGGTGTAAGGTCCGTTTCCATAACGACTTTCCCACCACAGTGGTTTGCTACTAAACCCTAACATGATCCACGGAGTCAAGTTGGGAGTATCGGTGTCAAACCAGTAATTGTATACTGCTCTCCACGACCCTTGCAAATTGGATCCATCAATCACATCTGGGAAACTGCCATAGTTCCATGTCCACGTATTATTGACATCGTAAAACTTGTTTGTTGTATAATCAACATTGTTGGTGCCTACCCAGCTCATGAAACTTTGCGAAATTACTTGATTGAATTCGCTTAGACTGTAATCTCCGTTTCTGAATCTACCCGGGATAGTATCATACAAATCAATTTCATTTTTACTGTAGTCGGACTTGATGTTGTTGTATATGCGACGTTCCAATTCTAGTAGATAATCGTCACGGAAGTCCTTGGTATATACACCAGTGTCTTGATTGTATGTGCCAAATGCCGGCGTTATGCTACCGTCATGACCGCGAATGACCATGGTGGGTATTTGATAGGTATTGTCTAGGTACAACTCAGGAACAAATTTTGGGTACAGACCCAGTTTGGTTGGCGTTTCTGGAATGTAGTTGCCATCGGTGTTGCTGTAATCTCTAATGACAATTTGACTTTTGTTTGCCACATCTGCGGCAGTAAATTCTTGAGTAAAGATAATAGTGGGACTAATTTTATTAAAATTGTAGTCCACTCCAACAGTCTGTTGCACACCATTTACATAAACTAACACCGCACGATTGCTTAGTACTGTGTTATCGAATAACGAATTAATTTCGTAGTTTACCTGACGAGCATTCAATACTGTATAGGTCACTGTAGAGAATCCATCGCCCTGCGGGACCATATCACTGTAGTACCAGGGAAAACTAGAATTTTTTAGCGAATTGATATTTTGTAATATTACATCTACACCAACTGATGGGTTGTTGTAATTTATATTTGATGTTGTATTACATAAACTTAAGAATTTATGTTTGAATTTTGTATATTCTTTTTTGGCCAGTGTCACTGCATCAACAAAACTGACTACAGGATCATTTAAGAATGCCAGTGCATAAACCAACGGTGCCGAGTGTTGGCGCAAGGTGCCACCTTGGTCTTTAAGGTAGTTGTCTTGTATTGGAATTGGATTGGCTGGGTTTGACGTGGTATTTTCTATTAGTTTATTGTAGTGTGTTCTAACTTGTCCAAGTGTAATAGATTTAAAGTTTTCATTCAGCGGATTTAAATCTAAATTGTCTGGTACTTCATAATAGGCAATTTTACTTGACTCTGTGCTAAAAATCTTGACATCAATTTTGTCGCCAATGGCCGGCACAGTTGTAAACACTATCGCATGATACACACCATATTCTATTTGTTTGTAATCCATTTCGTTGACCAGCAACGTGTTATTCAAATATACTTTAAGGTGTGGCACTGTTTGCTCGGCCACCGGCAATACATCAATTTGTACAAATGCTGTTTGTACACCATCCAGTTCAATCACATACCCGTCAAAGAATTTTGTAAATACTTGAAATTGTAGTGTAGGTTCAGCAGATGTGGCCCAATTGGTCAGTTTTTCTGTTGTGTCTAGTCCTGTATTTTTAACCAGGTATCCAGTATCAACGCTGATTGATCCAGTATTGGTCACAAACGAATCTGTATCGTAATAGTTGTTAAAAACAATGTCGCCAATGTTGTTAAAAGTTTGATATGTCAGCGGGAATCCCAGTACACTATCATTTGTGCCTGTTCCAACTGCATAGCTAAAGAATCGAGTTCCTGCAAATGTAGTGCCAGGATAGACTGTGGTATCACTGAAGCTGTATCCATCGTTGTCAACAACGTCAAACAACGGAGCTTGATTAACATCAGTTTTTTGCTGACATTGGGTCCAGGCGCTGCCATTAAATGCAAAGGTATATCCTTTATGAGAACCCTTTGTAACCAATACGTTTTGTCCTGGCAGTACCGGATCGGATGCCACCTTGTTCAAGGTCAAATAAGGATTGTTAATAATATTCTGGTACTGTACTTCCCACACTTCGTTTACAATGGCAGTATCAAAGTCTTTGGCAAAAACAACAGTATCACCGTTGACCAGCGGAATACCGTCAATTGATGCTGTTGTTTTACCTTCGTAATCGTTGAACGCATCGGTTGGTGTAGTTATAATATAGCTGATCGAAGTTGTTGCTTGACGACCATAATTAAATAATTGTAAGTTTGGTTCAAATTCAATGATACTACGACGTGCAGAAATATTGTTGCCATAGTCAGCAGTTGTGTTATTGTATGCGGCAGTGGATGTAATTACATCTCGATGAAACCAGCGATTGTATCGAGACCACGGGTTACGATCCTGGCTGGCACGGTTAATAGTAATATAGTCTGGTGATGTGGCAATGTTTTCGCCAAAAGGTTCTGGTACAATTAATTCGTCAACTAACACCAAACTAATGCTGGTACCTACACCATCAACATAGTATTCATTATTAGCGTATGTGCTTGGCGTTACGTATTCGTCGAATGCAATTTTTAAACCATTGGTAAAGATAACACCGTTAGGACTAGTGTAACCAGTTTTTCCAATAATGTCTGCGTCAACATCAAGTGTACTGGTTGAGTTGTCAACCAGTTTTATCTGTCCTGTGAACTTAGGATTACTGCTGTCTTGATAATAGAGATAATCAAGGTTAGCAGTCATAACCGGAACACCTTGGTAGCGTAGATTGTTGTCTAACCAGAACTGGTTACTTGCATACGTTTGTCCAGACGAAATAAAAACTTTTTGTTGAGTTTGAACCTGTGTGTCGGGCACAATCTGTATCACCGAATCAGTTGCACTGATAGGCACAATGTTAAGGCGCCAGATATTTGATCTAGTTGCCTTGGGAATAATTCCTGTGACCGGATTTGCATTTGGATTCAATTTGCCAGTGGCCAAATCTGGTAGGAAAGGATCCGCAGGCGTGGTCCAATCGTCATCTGCAACTTGTCCGCCCACAAACACCACAGTTTTGTTTTGTAGATTATTGTTAATTCCGTCTAATCCTGTTGGAAAATTAGCCAGGAACGTGCTTAACAATTGATTTTGTATGTCAGTGTATTTGAATACAACTGCGGCATCGGTACTGCCAGTAGTCGGTTTAACAATTGGCATATTGACATAAAAGTCCTGTGCCGTTGCCAATGGAACTTTAAATGTAATATCTCCGCTGTCTGTTCCGTTATTGGTTACACCAAATACCTGGCGAGTTGTGACTGTAGAAATGTTGGGATCTTGTCCTGATATACCAGGGCTGGTTTGTAGCCAGAATTTAAAGCCTGGTTGATTGATCTTAAATGTGTATGTGCCGCCACGTGCCAAGGTAAGTTGTGTGTTAGGATGTGGACCTACACCGGTAAAAGTATATCCGCTGACCGGTGTGCTACGTGTTACTTCATAGGTGGCTTGATAAGGCACTTGGTTTGTTGAAAGTGATACCGAAGCAGGACCATGGGGCAACCAAAAGTAATTGTAATAGTTTACAAACTTGTCGTAGTCAAATTGACCATCGTAGTTATAACTGTCCGACGAAAATAATCGTTGATGATTTGTTGTCAGTAATTGATTGCTGCCAGTGTTTATTGCAATGCTGTTTAATAAATCTAAATAGCCGGCAGTAAATTTAACATTTTTATTTTCATCAGTTACTACGACCCCGGCTTCAAGTTGATAATTGGATCTTGATGCAATGGACTCAGGCACATAGTTGTCGCCTAATTTATATGTAGGAGCAAATTTGCGACCGATATATCCGTTAATCGGAGTGTTAACTGCACCGGTATACAGTTGGTCTATGGTGGCACCAAGAAAGCGTCTATTCGTGTCTGTGCGAAAAGCTTCAGGTAAAAAATTAATAGTGTTTTGTAGTGCCATTATTGTGTTGAACCAAAGTTAATACCGTGCATGCCTAGCTGTGCGGCTGTCACTGCTGTTACCACGTCAATATCGTTTACTGTTGCAGCCGATGTGATAATTTCCCACGGTTCAGCATTGATTTGGAAATAATTACCAAATACCAAATTGGTATTACTGGGAACAATGACCACGCTACTGATATTGGGTGCCAGTGTACTGTGTAAATATGCGGCCAATTCGCTGAAATAAAATGTGTCGCCAAAATCCCAGTTACTGGGATCAAAGTAATTGTTAATTGCGGCAATTACCTGTGTTTTAATTTCGTTGTCGGTGATACCCACACTTGGGTTTTTAACTACCTGAAAACGTGCCTGTAGCCCGGCATCGGCCTTGGCACCAAACAACGGTTTAAATACAGCTGGATTATAAATGATTGTGTCGCTGACAGTTTTAAAATTGTTTAGACCAGCATAGTCTAATTCAAGACCACTGCTGGTAGGCGGAATCGGTTCTTTGACCAAGCCAGTTAAATCGCGTAACCAAGAAATATATGCACTAGAATAAGATGATACCAAAATGTATAAATCTAAAATGTTGACTGGCGTTGGATCTATACGACTACGTGCCGGTGCATTATGTTTATATTGGAAATACAGATCTGAACGTGTTGTGTTAGTGCCAACTGCATCTGTGAATAGGTCTGGGTTATCTGGTACGCCTGGCATTTGTGTGTCCGGAAAAGTGACCAACACAACATTTTGATCTATGTAGCCATCGGGTTCAACTTTGCTATTGTAGATTTTCCAGAGAATATCATGTCCCAACGGAACGCCAGGGCTGTTTGGTTTGTCGTTGATTTTTAATACCTTGACAGTGTCGGTAATAGGTAAACCTGTTGTACTATCATATACACTTACTGCTGGATCGTAATAAAAATTAGTAGTACCGTGACTTGCAAAAGAATAGCCCACTTGTTTGTATGTGATAGTGTACAGGCCAGAATTGTAGTCAAATCTCATGCCGTGTTTGGTAGCGTTTGCAATCCAGGCAGATTTGCTACCGATGTCAGCTGGAAGAACATTCTTCCAGGTTTGATTGACCTGGTCATATATCAGCCCAAAATTCAATGTTGACTGAATCTGGCCGGTAATGGTCGGTATCAGTGTCATTGGCAGATCATTCATGTAGGGAGGAATAATACTGTTACGACCAGTGCGGCCGGTGTCGCTCAAGATAGCACCGTCGGGCACCACAGTTGCAAATGTTATTTTGCTCGGTGTGCTAAAATTATTGTTAGGAACCACACTGGATACTGTTGCATATAGATTTAAACTGTCTGTGCCCAGGGTTGGCATGCCAGCAACGTTTGCATGATGACTATCAAAATAATAATTGGGTACCGCAGTAAATTGTAAACTTGCGCCCGGCGCAACATACTGTAAATTACCAGTTACACCTGAGCCAATCTGTAATGTGTTCCCTGTGACAACATTGGCAAGGTATCCCCAGCTGGTTGATGTGCTGTACCCAGTTCTATGGAACACTACATTGCCGCCTAACGCTGTACTGGTACTGTATCGAGGATATTTGCTGTAATAGTAATTACGCATTTCTGTGCTGTCTATGGCCGGAATCACTTGGTTGTATATAGCAGAATAAATGTCGTTGCTGGTTAGAAAACTAAAACTGCTACTGCTGGTAGACGTGTTGGCTGTCAGTATACCATCGTCTCCAAAAATATTTGTTGAGCTGTAGCTACCAGTTGGATCAATGGCATCAAGGTATAAACTCACACCCGAACTTGTGCGATTGATTGCCTTGATCTTTTGAATACTTGTATAATTGGTTTTAGGAAAAATATTGTAGTCTTCGCCAGTGACCATACGATTCTGCGTGTAGTATTGCTGTGGCGCCGACGTTTTGATACTGGTTGAGCTGGGAGCCGCATTGGCATTGGTCACTGTGTATTTTAAACTGGCAGTAACAGTCAATGTTTCTAACGTGTTGTTTTTACTGACATAGGTAAATCCAATTTGTACACTCGCTAGGTCATCTGGACTTATTGCAAATGTTGTTCCGTTGCTGGTGCGATAGTAAAATATAAACGATCCTTGTGGAATGTTGGCAAATGATCCGTCACCGAATACCAAATTCACCTGGTCGTTGTTTAGTGTGTTGACCTGATACAAATTCTTGTCAGTTAGATTGTTAAACACCACGTTGGTTCCTGGCAGCGCCGGAACTGGTTTCCATTTGGTTTGTGGACCACCGTTGACATTCAGACTGTACAGCCACTGGTCCGAATTGGTAATATGGTTTGTGGCAATTGATATAAAATTGTTGGGAATAGCATTGGTAATGTCAAAATTGGTTGCACTCAGTGAGCCCTGTTTAAAAAGTGTAAAGAAGCCGGTGTTGTTGCTGCCATTGCCGTTGTTGTCGTTGCGATAAAGAATGTTAAACTGTCCAGCCTTGGTAGGATCGTCTTGATAAAGATAGCTTTCACCCATGCTGGTAGCACTCACAGCTTCGAAGCTGGTTGGAACTCCCTGGATGGGAACTGAGAATCCTGCAACCGGCAAAGTGTTGGGATTTAGAGAAATACTGTATTCATCAGTCTGAATATTGTTGATCTTTTGACTATTTCCGGGTTTTCCAATATTTTGACTGGTGACCAGGCTGGCATTGATAATGGCTGTAAATTGCTCTAGCCAGTTGTCGTTTGTCAGGTCATTCCAATGTATTGTGGCATTGGACAAGTTGATGCCTGCACTGTCAATTACATTTTCTGTTGTTTTAACTGCATCAAATTTTAACAGTCCCGACGCCGCTGTTGTGCGACTGGGATTGTAACTCAGCATACGTGCCAATTTTAAAATACTGTCACGTCGTTGTGCAGTATCAATAAAGTTTTCGCGGGCATTTAGATCGGTCCGGAAGGCAAGACTTTGTCCCAAGAAAGCAATCATGTCAATCAAAGCTAGATATTCGCTGGATTCTAGGAAGTCGTTGAATGTTTCAGGATAGTAAACCTTGATGTAGTTGATCATACTGTTGCGTAGAGTTTCAAAGTCGTAGCTTGTGAAGTCTGCGTTAGTAAACGATTGGTACACCTTAGTCCAGTCCTGCTGGACTAATAAACTGGTTTGACGTGTGGTTTGTGCCATATTTTATTTGCCTATATTACCTATATCAAGTATTTATCAGGCGGAATAATATGGTCAGTTAATTCGGGGATTAAGAAGTAGTCAGTGTTTGACTGTTTTTGTCAAAGTTTAAAGAAATCATTTCTGATTGATCTGTTGGCACATACGACAGGGTCAGTTGCACAAGCAATCCGGTATCTTGTGCAGTGACAGCAATTTGTCCCACACGCAGTCTTGGATCGTAGCTGACAATTTTTGTGATGTCTTGAGTGATTATATCTTGTGTGCCTTCGTCTAAAGGTTCAAACAGCATATCCCAAATAATAGTGCCAAAGGTGGGTTGCATCAGCTTCTGTCCTTTTTTCAGACTGAAGTAGTTGAGTAAGTCTTGTTTGGCCAGCTCGTAGTCGGTCAAAGTGTATTTCTTTGAGCTGGTACGTGTGCTGAATCCGCGATATGTTATGGCCATATTGTATTTATCGACTCAAAATTGTGATAGCGTAACGTCCGCTGTTGTAGGAGTTTGTGCCGTTGCCCACACCCGAGTAACGCCAGGCATACGCACCGGTACCCGATAGCTGTGTCACAGTTGGCTTTGATCCAATGCCCAAGGTCCAGCCTGTATAAATCATGCCAGCAACAACATCGCCGGCATCGGTATCCTGTATGCTGTTATTTGCTACCAAACCATTGTATAGGTCATATACAGCCTGGTATGCCAAATGTTCCTGTGCGGCGTTGCTGGATAAGAAACTGTACAAACTTGTGATATTGTAATCATTTGAACCAGATTGCCAACAAGTGGCATAGTTTACACAATCTGTTCCGTAGTGCTGATTGGATCCTACAGCAAGCAGTCCAAAATATTCTAATGCTTGTGTGCTAAACTGATATCTTCCCAGTCTATTATCTGTGCCTACTAGAGTATAATCCCAGGCGCTTTTGTCATATGCAATTTGAGCTATTAAATTTTGAACTTCGGCATTGGACAATCTATATATGCTGGATGTGGCCGGCATTGGCACCGGTGCATCTGCACGACCCAGCCAGCTGACCGGCAACGGATTTAGTATTCCTTGTTTACTTGCTTGTTGTGGTCCAATATTTTGTAACATATTATCTTAGAATAAACTTGCCGCGGCTGAGTATCCACCACTGTTTGCGGCCATCTGCGTTATGCCAGCGGCCATTTGTAACTTGCCGTTGCCCATTGCTGTACGATCCCATGGTTCGTGTGTTGGAACAATAGCACAGGTTGAAGTTACTTTTGTGGCTCCAGAAATCCATTGTTTACCAACAACTGATGTGTCAGGTAACATGTTTGGTATTGGCGGAAGACTTGGAACTGGCGGCAATGGCGGTGCGGCCTTGGCACAATTCAATGACAGTACTGATCCATCAATGGCCATTATTCCCATTGCGCCAATTGACATTGCGGCGCCAGCACTTATACTTGTTGCGCCAACTGCGCTCATTTTTAATACAGCACCAGATGACACACTTACTGCACCAATTGCACTTACACTAACTAGACCATTTGCTTTTACTGATGTGGCCAACATTGAACTGGTACTCAATGTGCCAACCGAGTTAATGCTGATACTTGGAATAATACCTGCGGCCGCGGCCAGCTTGTTTGGGCCAGCCACACTATTGATGTTTGGTATTGCATCTATTTTGATATGTGGCGCACACATAGTGATATTGGTGTCACTGTGCATGTTGATTGGGCCACTGCTAC